TTTTAGTCCAAACTTGTCTCCCTCCTGCTTACTGTACATTTACGGAAAAATAATATTGCACAAAGATAGTGCTTTACGAGTTGAATTTGAATCGCCTAAAGAACTGCTTATCAGAGGTATCCGATGGTGGCTTAGGCTTCACATAATTCTGGCTTGCAAGCAACGCCAAACCCGAACTAATCGTGAGGTCATACTTCGTCCTCTTCGTTATGCGATAGTTTATCCAATCGTTCAGTGTCCTGTCAAAGAACATCTTCCCTGCATTGCCTTCCTCATCGTAGCCCACATGGTGGTGGATGAAGCTCTCGATAGCCTGTGCGTGGCTCTGTATTATCTCCGCTGAGTTGGACGGTATGCCCTTGGTCTTCACCTTAACATTACTATTCCCCGTGGACAAGCTCTTCGGTCTATCCATAAGATAGCCCATATACCCCCTACTCTCAAAGTACCTCGCTATCCCGTACTTGTTGTTCTCTATCAACACCTTCGCTCCATAGAAGAAAGTAGCCATCAGAACGTCCTCGTAGAATATCCTCGCTAGCGGGGGGCGTGTCGCATACTCCAGAACAAATTGATTTGAGGGAATGTCCCCACTCATCGTGAACCCCGTGTATATGTGGAACGCACCGTTAGAACCTCTGTTATCCACGGTTTCATCGATGTCGTAGGAGTCCACCCCACCGAACACAAAGTCGTGTGGGCTTATGAGCTGATTCCTTTCGCTCTTCTTCTTATTCCTCATCTCAGCGTTCGGCATCCAGCTCACATTGAACTTCCCATTGGGGTCGTCCATAAAAACTACTTCCGTGTCTTTTTCCCCATTCTTCCAAACAAAATTACCAGTACGGGTAGGAAATGGATAGAGAGTACTATTATAATCAAGTTGGTCATATATCTTGGCTACGTTAAATGTTGATGTGTCGAGTGAGTCTCTGAATGCCTCGTCCATTGTAAATGGAAACTGCCTAATAAATTCATTCAGCTCCTTCGCATCTCCCTTCAACGCCTCTCTCTCATTCTTTAGGAACGTCTTTGCTCCTATGCTTACATAGTCTCCATCAATAGTTTGTACGGGTTCTTTGGGGTCATCTATAATAGGGTTGCCGTGTTTATCAAAAAATCCTTCCAACGCCTCGTATGCTGGAATGAATATGCTGTACAGCCCACTCTTCGTCCTGCCGTTCTCATTGCGCTCGTTTGGGTTGGAATACTCCACCAGCTTCTTAAACTCACTGCCTCCCATGCTCATAGGGTTGACGGTGCTGCCCACCAATGCCTTGCCCACAATCCTACGCCCTACAATAAGGCAGGTGCGGTTGATTCGCCAGAAGTCTTGCAGGTCGCAGGTTTCCCACTTCCCTGCCTCATCCATCAGTAGCCTGTACAGCTTGCTTCCGTCATAGGCGTTTGTCGTGGTGTTCTTGTGGTCGATTATCGTGTTAAGAGCTTCATCCCTTTGTATCGTCCTCGACTTCTTTGTCACACGCTTAGACGGTGTGCGGAACGCCAGTTCTGCCCTCGGATTGGTAGTGCCATCGAATATTGGTCTTGCCCACCAAGGCATATTCCTAAAGCCATTCACCACCTTGGAAATAAAAACTACGTTCTTGGCATCGTCTCCCGTCTTACTCACAATACCCAAGTGCTTATCCTTCACCTGAGAGCCGTCATTGAGTAGTATGGAGGCAGACATATTCGAGTATCCCGAACGCCTACACTTAGTAAACACTTGCCCTATGCTCCTGCCGTCCATCTCACAAGCCTGCCAATGCAGGAACAGCTTCCTCTGAAACTGCAAGAAATTTCCATGCCCCACATCCAGCTTGTAGTGGGTGAGCATAAAGTAGTGGTTGCCCGTGATGTATGTGGGGTGTCCATTATTCATGAACCATATCCCGTCCCTTCGCCTACGGAAGTCCTCTCTAATTATCTTGGAGTACGTCTCCCTGAGCTTGGCAGGCAACTCGTTGAACTCGTCCTGACCACTTATCCGTGTAAGCTCCTTTGGGAATACAGGGGTGCGCCAGTGTTGCTGCTCTTTGGGCTTGTCCGAGAACCAGATGTCCTTCTTTAAGGGCTTTTGAGGAAGCTGTACCTTCAGCCCCTCTATCTCCACTACTTCACCCTCTGTTCCGTTTGGGCATATTTTGATGGGCATATCCATCATTAGAGGCTGTTTATGGGGGGTAATGGTGGGATTAGCCATCACTAAATTCTTCTGCAAATCCACCACTCCAGTCTATCTCGCTACTAGACTTACTGGACTCCTTCAACTCCTCAAGCATCGTTGTGAGCTTCTGGTGTTCTACAATCAGCTCTCTGGCATCGAGTGCCGCCTGCTTGATGGACTGTAACTCTGCCTTCCGTGCGCTTCCCGTTGTTTCGGGGTCTACGCCCCTCGCCACCTCACTGGTGGTGTTCTCAATGGCAGACTCAATAGCTTTCTGGAGCTTCTTTATTGCATCTACCTCCTTGAACTTTATTGGTCGTCCTCTTCCAGCCATACGAACAACATATCTGTGTAGAGCATCCTCCACATAGGCTCTCCGTCTATCTCAATCTCGTAGTCGGAGTTTTTTGAAAACTCAACGAGGTCGCCCTCCTTCACATCGTGGTAGTCCTTGCTCATGTACTTCACCCTGCCCATGGAGTTTGTCTTCTCCTGAATAATCTCAATTACCTCAGACTGTAGCTTGTCGTTCTGCTCTACAGGCTCTACAAGTACCCACTCACCCAAGCTCTTTATCACGCCATCCTTGTTCTTGTGTGCAATGGCTTGGTCTGGGCGTACGTTAAACTTCTTCTCCTCAAGCTCCTGAGAGTACTTGTCGAGGGTGGTGACAACGTGGTGGTGGAAGTATAGCTCATCTCCCACCTCAACGCCCATGTCGTCCTTTGCTGGGATGGCAATCACCTTCGCAGATGTCACTCTGTTATTGAACTCCTGATACTTTGAGGCAAGCCAGAGTTTGCTGCCGTCAGACAGCTCAATCTCGTCCTTGAACCTCTTTGGTATCTCTACCAAGAAGTCTCTGATTGGTTTCATAAATTAAAATTTAAGGTCATTCTCGCAGATGAAGGAGGTGTTCTTGGAGATGTGCTTCCACAAGAACTCTTCCCCGTCCATGAGAACGAAAATTAAAATATCTCCCTTGTCGTCTTGATGTATGTGGCTAATCTTGCCGTCTCCAACAGACTGCCCAACAACCCACGCAAGACCCCGCTTCGGGTCTGAGCCAACAATTACTTTCCGTATTACTGTTTCCATCACGCCTCACCTGATGCTCCCATTATTCCAAAGTCACTCAGGAAGCTCTTGAACTTCTCTGGGTTTGGATTTTCTGCACACACAAGCTCGAAGATGTTCTCAAACATTTCGATGAGGTCGGATGTGGTGTCTGCTCTCACTCCGTAGAATACGTCCATCGACTCGTCTTGCTTCTTGCTGTCCATCTGTACGGTGAACATATACTGAGCCTCTGGGCATTTCTCGCTTACTATCTCCTCAATAGCCCTCATGTGGGTTTGTATCCCCTTCACTGTTTCTTCGTCCATACAATTATATTTAAATTAAACTCCTGAATTATATATGGTTTGGAGACCTACGGAGCTGTCTAATATAAACGATAGTCCGTCAAGCCTCAACTTCAGTCCGCCCCAGTTAGCCATACCTTCCTCACCCCTGCCATTAAAGTCAAATTTGGGGGCGTGATTGGCATTTGACTTCACATCCTGATTAAGGGTGTTTAGGTAGTTAGTGTAGTCTACGAAGTTGTGTGCTGTGGTGAAGTTCATTAAAATTTCCTCCACTGGAGAGACATGAACGTGGTCTGTATTTGTATCGTGCAGCCTTGACCTTATCTCAAGCTGTAGACTGGAGTTGATGAAGACAGAAACAAATGTTGTATACGTCACTGTAGAAGCACTCGCAGATGTCAAAAACACTGTCCTTGAGACAGGAACGAATGGAGTGAGCTGTTGCTCCACCATGTTGTCACTAAAGGTTGATGTGGTGTCAGGGGAGAATATAGCTGGAGTGGTGATTTTGTAATCAGCTCCAGTCCATCCGCTTGCTGTGTGCAGGGATGTCCTGTTCCACGTTTTATTCTGAGCTTCACTTGTGGCTAAAGCACCTGTACCAGCAGTGCCATCAACATCAAGAGGAATGTACAACTCACCCTTTAGCCTCACATCTCTTCCGACATATCTCACTTGAACATTGCTTAATGCACTTTTGATTCCGTAGTATGTGCCTCCGCTGTCTGCTGTTGTATGCATATCCCGCCACCCAGTGTCAACATTAATGTTGTCTGACAAAGTTCGGTCAAACTCCCTTGTGACTATCTGATTGCTTCCGTTCACCATAAGCATGGTGAGTTCTGATGCAGCGTTGGATGGTGTGCCTGTAAACTTAGTGCCTGCGGAAGGAAGCTGTACTTCTGTAGAGGAAAGTTTCAAGGCTGAGGTGTTGCCATTGCCGTCTTCAACGGTTTTGA